CTGACAAAACAAAATCAGAATTACTATTGTTTGTGCCTACTCTGTAAGTAACAGTAACATCATCCATACTATTTGAAGCAGGAGCTAATACACCTTTATTGTTATGTAACAGCATATATAAGTCTTCAATCTCATCACTTCCAAAGAACTCGTTAGAGAACTTTATACTACTATATTTTTCTTGTATAGCATCTATTATGTGTCTAATTTTTATAGCTGGTTTTAATGATAACCAGTTAATTCCATAAGTACCGTCTTCATCTTCATCGTGTAGATTAACGCTATACCCTTGATTATATGGAATAGGGTCTGAAACAGTACCAGATTCATAATACCACTTATCATTAGCAGATATAGCAGGGTATATAATATCTCTATCATTCCCATTATTCATAGTATCTCCGTCTAACTGTAATCCTTGAGTAAAACCATCGTAAACATTTAATTGTTCATATTCGTGATTGTATTTGTTTAAGCTAGATAAGTCAGATAACTCTGCATTACCTATTACATTACTTAAATTGGTTAAACTACCAAAGAAAGTAATACTATAAGATTTTGCTTTACCGTTAGATATCAATGATTTAGTTAATCTAACATAACCAGTCTTCCAAAATATACCGTTTATATGTATTTCTGCTTTTTGCTTTATTCTAGCATCAAAACCATTAACTATACTTGAATTATAGTAATGCTTAAATATCTTATTATTAGTACTAGATGCAGGTACATTAAATGTCTTAGAGTAATCTGTAAATACTTTGCTTATATCCCTAAAGTCTTGTACGGTAGATGTTATTTCTATTGACTCAAAGTCAAAGAACTCAACTCTCTCAAATGTAGGTTCTCCTAATGGATTCCCACTTGTATCTACGTATAATTGTGGCTGCAATCTCATTAAACTATGTTGTCTATTATGTTATTACTCATTTCTACCTCTATTGTGTAGTTTATTAATTTATCGTTAGTTGACGTCTTTAATTTAAGCTCTGAATCCTTAATTTTAACAGCACTTAACACATCATTATTAAAATCATATAATTCCACCTCTTCAGATAACATAAGTTGCTTAAAAGACTCGTTAAGAGCTTCATCCACGAAACCAGAGTTAATAGTTATCTTTTCTACTCCATTTTTATTGTATTCTTGAGAAGACCTTGTTATAGGCGTGTTATCATATCCAATACTTAATTCTCTTGCGTTTATTCTACTTGTTAATTGATTAGCTCTAAACTCTTCTGATTTAACACTCATAGATACTGTAGATTTCTTAAAGAACCATAAGTCTTCCATTACACCAAGCCTATTTCTGAATGTTATTCTATAAGGATTGTATTTACATTCCTCTACTGTCTTTACATTTATGACGTGAACGTTATCTTCGTAAATTACGTGAATAGTGTCTACATCTTCTATCTTGTATTCATCAAAAAAGTCTGTATAACACTGGCTTTCCTCTATAGTACCGTCATCTTCATTAACTCTATTAAGAAAAGAGTCATAATCAAACGTTCTTGCTATTTGTGAGTGAGATGTACTAGCAGCAACAGGAGAACTTAATGTAATAGTGTCTGTATATAAAACACTATTGTTTTTCATAAAATTAACATATACCTCTTGCGAAGAAGAATTATCATTCGTAGGATTTAGTATAGGTATTCTTAGATTAGCATCATCTAACTTGTATATTATATCAGAACTACCAGCATAATAGCTTTTATCTTGAAGAACAGCATTAAAATCTTTATTATATGGCTCTTTACTGTAAACATATCCATTAGCACAAGTATAGTTTGTTACTATATCATCTTGAGCTACTCCACTAGAATTCTCTCCAGATAAAGTTACTGTGATTATACCTGTATCATTAAAAGTAGGGGTGTTACCAAAAGGTGTTATATAAGCATTGAATCCACCTATAAAGCTAGACTCTTTTTTATATATACTTTCACATAAAGGAGCTATATCTATTAAATAGTTGTTTCTGAATGATAATGTGTAAGTTTCATATACAAAACTACCTGTAGCATCCTTTACATCTACTTGTATAGAAGCATTCTCGTAGCTACCTCTACCTATGTGAAATGGACTTCTTGTTAATATTAATGCCATATTATTTTATTTTTTTAATTGTATCTAATTTTGCTAATATATCCTTTTTAAATCCTGCTGATAAGATTTCTTTAATCTCCTTCTGTGTTTGTTGCTTTACTGTCTGCACAAAACCACTACCTTTATATCCGAAACGCTTAGAAATACCTCCTTTAGGGTTTTTAGGGTTTTCTGCATTAGATTTTCCTGCTATACTTCTAGCTAATACAAATCCTAAATTCCTCCAAGTTCTACTTGTTACCTTAGTGAACCTACCTTTCTTATCTCTAAATTGAGGTCTTAATCCCTTCATTTTAGCCCATTTAGCTAGTTTTCCAGACATTTCTCTACTATACTTGCCCTTTTCTTTTATACCCTTAGATAAGGCATTAGCGTACTCCTCTCCGAATAAGTGCAATTCATCCTCTATAACTCTATATCTAAAAGATTTATCTAGGTTACCAGTAGCTTTAAATCCATCTGCTTTAGCTCCATCTTTTAGTTTAGCTTTTATTAGCTTACCAACCTCTTTTAGAGACGCTTTTAAGTTAGTATTTTCCATTAACAGATACTTACTCCGTTAGGTATTTCTATTTGTATAACTGTAGTCCATCCCGCTAATACATTACCATAACTTTCTTTAAATGGCTCTGCTGAAGGTGTACTTGTTACTTGATAATTAGACTTAAACAAATCTCCACGCATTAACTTAGTTATAAGTGAGTTAATTACTTGAAACTGTGTATTCATAACGTCGTGTAAGTTATCATTACCATAAAACTCATCAAATTGGTTCTCTGATTGATTATAATCTACTATATCAGCACATAATAGCTTGATACTAAATGTTATAGTTCTTTCTCCGTAAGATGCACTATCGATTAGTAGATGCGACAATGGGAACATTGTCGTTTTATCTAAATCTAAGTCAGTGATGTCTCCGTAGGAGACCGTATTTACAGCTGGATGGCTTCTTAACTCATCTCTTAATACATCTAATATGTCGTAAACGTGCTTCATTATCTTGTACTTTGTTTTATTAACTTATTTTCTAATTCATTCTTCTCTTTAACGAACTCTAGGTACATTAAACATTGATGAAGTGGGAGTTTTGTAACTTCGTCAATTCTTCTGACATCTCCTTCTGCAAGAGCAAATATTGCTTGATATCCTCCCCACTTTTTTCCGAATGCTTGTGAGAGTCCTTGCCCTCTTTCTGCTCCTGTTGATATTGTTTGAGTATAGAGTCCATTGTATAGCTCCCTAATTTTTTCACTAAACGATAAAAAAAAACCCTAGCACCTAAAGCTATATCTACTGGCATCTCTTTCATTAAATCTGCGTAGAACTCAGTACCTTGATAAGGATGTACTCTGTATTTACCTCCTATTTGATATACTAATGGTCTGTATAGTACAGCCATTGCTCTATGTAGATTCTTTTGGTCAAATATATAGTTTTCTAAGTCTTCCCATTCTCCATAAGTCATTTTATCTAGGTTAGGTATAATACCAAACTCTACTTCTACGCCATCAGAGCCTTTCATTTTAAATGTATTAACTAAATCTACTTCAGTATTTAAAACGTCGTATAAATGAGCTAAAACAGTATCAAATGATGCTATAGGTATTAAGGATAAGTCTTTTAAGCTAACATCACATAATATTTCAATCATTTTCTTATCTAAAAACTCAGAAGTTTCATTATCTTTGTTTTTCTGGTGGATTTCCATAAATTTAACCCACTGATGCAGCTTTACACCTCTTAACGTCTTAGGAATACTTAAATTAAAACCGTTGTCCATATATTATTTTTGTATAATAAGATAACTATTTTTAAAATAAGTGTGTTAAAACTTGTGTATGTCATTTATTTTTCGTAGTATTGCATATGGAATTACTAGATTCAAACAATATAATAACATTTAGGAAGTTTAAGTGTCTGAATACCAATCAGATATACGAGATAGTACAAACAGAGTGTACAGGCAGGTATATTATTAACTCTATAGATACAATAGTTCGTAGTGATGGATTAAGAAAGTCTTTTGCTAGAATGGAGTTAAAAACTAGGTTTAATAATATAGAAGGCATACCAGAAAAAGATTATTTAATTAAAAAGAAGAAAAAAAGATGACACAAAAAGAAATTATTGAAGCAGTAAAAGGAATACATCCAGAAGTAGACCACGAGGGAGTGGATATAGTGTATTCAGACGGAGAATACGATGTAGATGTAAGGTTTACCTCTTGGGATTGTTTATTTACCATAGAAGTGTATTCTAAGGCAGATGATATGCCATTACCTATACAATCTAAAGCTATGACAGAGCTATTTGATTATGTAGTGGAATTACATACAGTTTATATGAGAGATTCACTAGAAATACAAGAAACACAAGATTATTTAGATTATTATGAAAGATAATTTGCGTATGTCAATTATATTTCGTATTATTGCAACCTAATAACAATTAAAAACAAATAAAATTATGAATGTATTATCATTATTCGACGGAATGAGTTGTGGACAGATAGCTCTAGACAAATTAGGAATTAAAGTAGATAACTATTTCGCAAGTGAGATAGATAAGTATGCTATACAGATAGCTAAAAAGAATTACCCTAACACTAAGCATATAGGGAGTGTTACAGAAGTTAAAGGTAATGATTTACCACAAATTGACTTACTGATTGGTGGAAGTCCTTGTCAAGATTTAAGCAAAGCTAAGACAGATGGAGAGGGTTTAAGCGGTGAAAGAAGTGGTTTATTTTGGGAATATGTGAGATTACTTAAAGAGACAAAGCCAAAGTATTTTTTGCTTGAGAATGTAGTAATGAAAAAAGAGTGGGCAGATATTATTAGCGAGTGCTTAGGTGTAGAGCCTATTGAAATAAACTCAAATCTTGTATCGGCACAGAATCGTAGGAGATTGTATTGGACTAATATACCTAATATAAGTCAACCAAAAGATAAGGGTATATTATTAGGTGATATTATCTATGATGATACTTATAAAGTTTTTACAGATGAAAGAATTACAAAAACTAAAAAGATTACAAAAAACTACATCAAATGGGATTTAAGTGGTAAGAGATACTGGTCTCAGCAAGATAGAGCTTACTATAAAGATAATAAAGTATGTACCCTGCCTAAAACAGCACCTACTATGAAGTTAAATATACTGTTAGATTACGATAATGATATTTATAGAAGAATGCATCCAATAGAAGCAGAGAGATGTCAAAATGTACCAGATGACTATACAGAAGGTGTTAGTATAAATAAAAGACTTGAGATGTTAGGTAATGGTTGGACTGTAGATGTTATTGCACATATATTTAAAAACTTAAAATAAAAACTAAATTATGCAAATAGAGGATGTAACAAGTTATGAGAATAGTAAAAGTAAGATTACTATTTTTATGGAAAAAGACTTAAAAGACAAGAGTATTCACTTTCTTAAACATATACAAGAAAAGGGTACAGACAATGAACAACTTATAAGATATTCCTTAGAGATGTTTATGGCAGAACATTATAAGACGCTAGAATTTATAAAAAGCAACCTAGCTAAAGATAGAGATTTTTTTAAACAAGTAATACAATTAAAAGTAAATAATAATAATTAAAAACAATTAAAATGAAACAAACAAATTTAAGTGTAGAGTTAACCTATGTAACTCCAGAATTGGCGGAAAACTATTTAAGATTTAACAATAAGAACAGAAATATTGGGTTGAAAAATATAGAATTTTTAGTTAGCGAAATGATAAATGGTAGGTTTATAGAGAACGGAGAATCTATTGTTTTTGACAAGAATGGAGCTTTAAAAGATGGTCAGCACAGACTGCTCTCTATAGTGAAAAGTGGTAAGTCGTATTTCATACCAGTTGTTAGAGGTGTTGAACCTATAGCTATGTCTACCTACGATACAGGCAAAAGCAGAAGTGCTTCTGACATTCTTTCATTGAACGGATTTAAAAGCACGGCTGTATTAGCTGCGTTTATACTTAACATATCCAGATACTCAATTAATAAATCGAAATCATCTAAAATGGGAGTAGAAGGTAAGGCTCATAAATTAACAAATCAGCAAATATTGGAGTACTGTGAGTCAAACTACCATTGGCTAAATGAAATCGTAAAAAAATTAGAACCCGTCTACAAAAAGTCAAACCCAAAAACAATATCCCTAAGTGCAATGTGTTTAATAGCTTATATGATTGGAGGAGAAGAGCCTAGTAGCGATGTTTATGATTTTATGAATTACCTAGTTGGATTATCAAGAAATCAAGGTACAGCCTCAAATTACATATACACAAAGATGTATAATTCTAAAATAAACAAAGAGCCTTTAAGTTTTTATTGGATTTTAGGAATGTCGATAAAAGCCTATAATTTTCACATAGAAGGAAACCCTGCTGTGAAGTATTTTAAATTTGATATAAGCAAAGATTTACCAAAAGTATTATCAATTAATAATTAAAAACCAATAAAGATGAATAACATTGAATTAAGAAAAACCAAGAAAGACCACTACAAACTACTCCTAAACGGAACAGATGTAACTGGTGAACAAGAAAGGTCTACATTTAGACATATAATACAAGTAATTGATAACGGTATAAACACAGGAATATAATGGAAGTAAGTAAAGAAACAATTAGTTATTTAAAGTCAGTATTAACCTCTCAGTTGCTTTTAGAAGCTAACGAAGAGCTAGTATTAACAAATAGATACAAAGGTAGCTTAAAACAGCAGATAAATAGAGTTAACGGTATGTTAGAGCCTATCGTTCGAGAAGAGTTTGATTCAGTATATCAATCAGACCCAGAGATGACTACAAACATACTAAATAAGATAGACTCTGTAATAAGTACTATCTCTAAGTTAGATTTAGATGAATTAGTTATTGTAGAAGGTCTTTTAAGTGATTACGAGACTAATAAAGAAGAGTATCTAAAGAATGCTCAAGCTCAAATAGATGAAATATAATATGCAACAAAGGATATGCGACTGCCATCTTAGGATTGGCGGTTGCTATTGTAAACTAGAAGAATATGACAAAGGAACAGTACGAGATAGCGAAAGAAACAATAACACAAGTAAACAAATACTTCGAGACTGATTGTAGAGTAAAGAGTAGAAAGACTAATATAGTTAGACCTAGAATGTATGCTTGTAAGATAATAAGAGAGCTTACTGGTATGACTTTGCAAGATATAGCTGACTTATTTGGTCAGAAACACGATAACGTTATACACGCTATAAAAGTAGTAGATAATGATTTAGAAGTAATGCCTAAGTATAAATCTTACTATACAGAGCTAAGAGCTATAATAGAAGCTACAGATACATACCAAAATAGTAGGTTAGCTAAAAAAAGTGTTATAAGTGATGTAAGAAGAGAAGTTTTTAATGCTCTAATGCAGAAAGACTTAAACCATTTAAATAAAATACTAAAAATAATAAGATAATGAATATAAGAGAAAAACAAATAGAGATGCTAGAATCAGCAGAACACGAAAGAAGAATAAGAACTATAGAGCAAAATGGTAATACTGGAGAACACTACGAGCAAGATATGCTTAATGGTTTTAATAAACCTACAGAAGAACTAGACCCTTCTTATTCCTGCACAGACTCAAGGATAGTAGCAGATGCTATTCTAAAGGCAGAAGAGAGAAAAGCTACACCTGTGTTTAGTGGTGTATTAAAATACTTTCCTAATGCTTTAAAAGAGGTTGCTAAGTGTTCTCAAGCAGGTAATGACCAGCACCATCCAGATAAACCTCTGCATTGGGATATGGATAAGTCTAAAGATGAGTATGATGCTTTAACTAGACACTTAATAGACCACACTATAAACCCTATAGATGATGACGGTACATTACACCTAGCCAAAGTAGCTTGGAGAGCATTAGCAGGTTTAGAAAGACATTTAACTAATAAATTATAAGATATGAGATATAAAGCATTATTCGTATTACTATATACAGCAGTATCTATAGTATACACAGGATTTAAAATAATAGAGTTCTTAGGTAGAGAGTTGTTTAACTATATATATTATTAATATGACTAACTGGACTACAGAACAATTAAAGAACCTTAAAGAAGTAACTAACCATAAAGTAATATATGATGGTTATGAGTTTGTGTGGATGTCTAAACCAGATGATATTTGGTCTAGGCATTACATAAGTAACTTTGAAGACTATAACAAACCTATGAGTTGGATACATCATCATACATATAATTGGAATAAAGAATATAAGCAAAGACAAGAAAAGTATTTAGCAGATATGAGAAGAAGCTTAGATATAGATGTTAAGATAAGAGAGATAAGTAGAGAGGCTAAAGTTAAGACTAAAGAGAAGGTTAGAGAAATAGTAAATCTAAAACCAAACATAAGTAGTAAAGATATAGCAGACATACTAGAAATAACACCAAGAGCTGTAAATAAGCATAGAATATAAAAAAGTTCCTCGATTTGTAAAAGTTGGGGAACTAAATTATTTACTATACACTAATAACCAGCAAGTTACAATATTACAAAAACACCCCTATAGAACCTTTTTAGTACTTGTTTGAATTCATTGAATTGAGTTACTACACATCCCTACTATTCATTTTACGTTGAATTCACTTAACTGACTTACTACACATTACTAACCTTTGTTTTACGTCAATATGTCATATACTCCTAAGCTTATATAAGACCTTCTAAGCTATTTAATTATTTATCTGGTATGTTAGTATAGGTTTGTTATTATAGGCTGTTAGATGATATTATAGATTAGTTTTAACATCCATATATATACCTATATTATCCCCTCTACATTTCCCTATATATTTGCAGTAGTTATTAGACATAAAAAAAGCCTCAATTAAGAGGCTATTTGATTATATAAAAAAGGTTGTTTATTTACTGGTATATAGTTGCATCCTGTAACACATTGTAAATTGCACGTGCTGCATCAAGTGTCAATTCTGTTTTTTTCATATCATTGTTAACCACTGAATAAGTGTTGTTTTCTTTTATTATTGCAGTTCTGTTGTTTATGTTTTTTATTATTACTTGCATATCTTTATTATTTTATTTGGTTATTAGTTTATTAATTGTATAGGTATTTCCTTGCTTCCTTTATAGTGTCAAAATACTTTTGTTCGTTAAGTGAAGATACCCTATACATTCCGTGAATTACCTGTAAGTCCTTATTATTTCTGTATTGCACGTATCCACAGTGCAGTGCGTAGCTGGTTAATTCATCTTTATATTTATTAGCTGTATATAGTTTGTTTATAGTATTCATATCTTATTAGTTTATTTGGTTATTATTAAAATCATTGTAGAAATTGAAATCGTTAATTTCCAACTCGTTGTAATAAGCTTCGATTGTGTTGTTTATATTATTCATAGTTTTATAGGTTTTTAAAGTAGTTTAAATGATAGTGTTTACAGTAATTAATTGCGTGAGATATTGACGTCATATAAGGAGTTTTTAATACTTTGCCGTTGGTTAAATGCACTTTATTAAGTTTTGGAGCGTGTAAGCTTTTATCTAACTTTAATATATATTTATTTATTTTATTTTCCATTATAATTGTATTTTAAGGTTTGTTTTTATTTGTTTCTTTATATCATCTAAGATTTTAAACTTATTATTGTAACGAGCTCTAAAACGGCTAATATCATTTGTAAGGGTAAAATCTACAATTCTATTGTTTTCTACTTTGTAAAATATAAAATCTTTGCTGCTATTTAATATTTTTACAGCTGTTGTAATACTTATTTTTGTAGTCATTTTTTATATTGTTATTAAATGTTTTTTATCGTTTGATATTTTCAAGCCCTCAAACTTTACAGGGTCTAAATTGTTAGCAAAATCCAAAATATTAGATTCGTGTATTTTTTCAGTACTCCAATTAAAATTCAATTCATTTGAATGATTGTAATATATTACGCCTTTTATATTTCCTGTTCGTGGTGAAATTTCAAAACCTTGTTTTATAAGCTCTAAATTTATAGCGCGCTCTTTATTGTGCTTTAAAACTGCTTTTTTATAGTCCGCATTAACTTTGTTAATCATTGCCGACTTGAGGTCTGAAAGTCTTTTATTTTCTCGTTCTTGTTTTGCCTCTTTACTGTAATAACCCGACTTTTTAAGTTCTCTAAACTCTTTTAATTTATCCGCATTTATGGAAATATCGTTTTTGTCTTTTTCGTATTTAGATTGAAATTTTAAGCCTGTTAACTTTTCAAGTTCCGAAATAGCTTTATTTACAATTTTTTTCCAACCCGCAACAATTCCCAGCTCAACAAGTAAAACAGAAAATTCAAATTTATTTTCGCTATCTTTTAAAATATCGAATTGTTCCAATGAGCAGTTAAAGTAATTACAAAAGTATTGAGCAAAATTTTCGTCATCGATTCCGCATTCATCAAATCCGTTTTTTAAAAAGTAAAAACCATTTGCAACCGAATGAGTACCAAATCCGCCAAAACTCCATAAATGAACAGTTTTAAATATTTCAAACTCTGGAAACACTTTTAAAATATCATCGTGTGCGCAACCGCCGAAAGTATCAACCCATCTATTGCGGACTTTTTCGTAACCGCTACAAGTCATTGAAAAATATTCATAACCATTTTTGCAATTTTCGCCTAATCGTATTGTAACATCTATTTTTTCCTCACCTATTGTTTTTGATACGTCATAAATTAATTCGTTTGTAATTTCAATGTATTTCATAATTTGTTTATTTTATTAGTTATTATATAAGTTTTCCATAAATTTAATACCAGCTGAATAATTTGCTGAACTTGATTTGTGATATATTGCTGATAATTCTTTAGCAATGTTCCACATTTTTAATTCTAGTAATTCACTATGTAATTTTGTAAATCGTTCGTTTAATTCGTTAATTTCTTTTCTGTTTTCTTTAGTCATAATTTTAATATTTTATAGTTAATAATTTTAGTTTCTAATTGCATAAGATGCACCCTTTGCACATTCTTTTAATACTTCATTAGCTTTTTTTAATACTCTTTTAATTTTTGCCATTTTATTTATTTTTTAAGTTAATATTATTTTTAATAAAAAATGTAATTTTAACCTCATAGGGTTTTTTATCTCTATCAGTATAACAGCCTTTATTAAATACTTTCATAAATACATTTTTATAAATAGGAAATAAAGAATTGTTATTAATACTATCTTCAAAAATATATTCACTTTCACGTTCAAATTTCAACATTGTACTTTCATTAAAATTCAAAGTAATTGTACTAGCTATTCCCTTATCATTAAATTTTAACCAGCAACCCCAATTTTCTAATTTACAATTTTGTAAACCGTAATTTAGTTTTTCAATTACATTTTGATTTTTAAACTCAGTCTCTAAATATTCACAAAGCCTGTCAGTATACTGGCTTTTGCCTAAATATTGTATTTTTATTTTTGCCATTTTATTTATTTTTAAGTTAATAATGTTTTTTACCACCAAAACCCCGAACGCAAAGCGAACGAGGTTAAAAGTTTATTTTCAATGTGTCAAAGAGCCACCAAAAGCGGGTTTAAAATTTTATCTACTGGTCTAAAAAAATCGGTGTTACTACTAGCCGAACCAAATCGGCAAAGCCTCGCAAGGCATTTTTTAGAATTTCGAGAAGTATTTTAAAGAACATTGCACCGAAGTACGAAGCAAATCTACAACCCTTTTCTAAATAATCAACTATAAATTGAAAAAACTTTTATTATTTTTTTATATTTAAAATGATTCTAAATAACGCAGGGTATTTTTCTGTAATATAATGAAACGCGCGCGCGTACAACAATATTTTTAATCTACAAAACATTTAAAGCACTTTTTTTGTTTAAAATAACATCTTTTAAATTGTATGTTTGTGCTATGAAAATGACGTATACAAAAAATATATTTAATATTACTATTTTTACACAATTTATAATCATTCTATATAAGTTATTTAGAATAGTTACAAAAACCAAAATTACCCCATCATATTAAACGCACCCCTTCATATTAAACATAGGGCATCATATTAAACATAAGACAAATGGAAACTTTATTTATTCAAACCAAAACAGAACTTAAACCCTTCATATTAAACACAGAAACCTCGCCAAAATTAATTGACAAGGTTGTAAATGATTTACTTGATTTATATCCTAATTGTGATTGGTGGATTGAAGAAGGCTGGAAGTAGTAACCCCTTCATATTAAACATACCCCTTTATATTAAACGTCTTATCTAATTGTATAGACACCACTATTTATGCCTTGTATTAAGTACATCATAGCGTAACGCATTGCATCCATATAGTGATTAAACTTATCTACAGGTACTTCTCCCTTATCTTTCCAAACGTAGTTATTAATCTCTCTTATAATACCGTGAGAGTTTCTATCTACTATTATCTCATAATCCTGCATAAGTGCTATACCAGATAATATACTACCTTTCTTCTTTATAGTAGGTTTTATGTTAAGACCCAATACTTTTAACTCATTTATTAGTCTGGGTTCTGAGTTATCACATATAATTAAGTCTAAACCACATTCTGACTTATTCTTCATATATATCTGTGATGTATTTAAGCCTTTCTGACCAAATATTTCTTTAACCCATACCTTTCTAGCATTTTTATCTACAGATATCTTAATTAGGGTCGTTAAATCCTCAGAGAAACCAAAATCCTGTCCATAACAAGTTAGTTCTGTAGGAATATAATCTCCTACTCTCCATTTTCTTATTATAGTACCTTCAGCTTTATTTAACCAACCTCCAAGTATTTGATGCTCGTACTTGTCTGGTCTTTTCTTTTTCATTGTCATAATTTGTTGTAAGAATGACTCTGATAGGTTATCTTTATTATCTCTATAGTCTGTATGTATGTAAGTTACATCATTTAAGGTTAAATTAGAGCCTCCTAAGACATTTTCTGATTGAAACCAACGTTTGTATATCCAATGTTCTTTAGTTGTCGGATTCATCACTAAAATAACTCTGTTCTGCTTAAGTTGCGAACGTATAGAGAAGTCTATCTTGTCAAATGTTTCTTCATCAACTAATTCTTCTGCTTCATCTACTACAAATGTTGTAATACCGTTTAATGATTTAAGTGCTGCTGTTTGGTTACCTGATGAGGTTCTAATACCTTTAAATATTATAGAGCTACCTGTCTTTAGGTTCATTATCTCATCTTTAGTTATCCTAAAGTCTTCGTGAACTCCCATTAAGTTAATCTTCTCTATAAATTCAGGTATAATAGATGTATGTGCAGAAATCATTGTATAACGTGAGAACAAAACCTTATGACCTTTCTCATAGGTTAGGTTAAGTAGGAATACGTTAATACTAAATGATTTACCAGAACCACGACCTCCAGTTACAACGAAGTATCTTGAAGGTTCTTTAAATAGTGGTATGTATTTATTGTGTATGCTTAATTTACTCATCCTTAGGTGTTACGTCTATAATCTTATCTTTAACTTTCTTACTTACATCACTATCTCCAAAAAAGTTTATAATAGGAGCTTTAACAGTTGTTCCTACGTTATCTTTATCTTCTGAATACATCATATCAGTAAGTAGCTTCATATGGTTATAGCTACCTTCTTTAGCCTTTTTAGCCATAGACTCAAACATAGCAACTTCACTACCAAATACATTCTTGATAGCTTTCTTTGCATATTGTTTCTTGCGACTCTTCTTTGCTTGGTTAAGCATTGGCTTATTAGACCTTTCTCTTTCAGGTATAGGTAACTTAGGTATAGATTTCTTCCTAGAGTTACCCTTTCTGCCATCAGTTGGCTTTATCTCTTTGCTGTTCATAATAAGATAACGTATTTTTAACTATTCTGTGTTAGTGACAATCTCCATTAGTAACTCATTAAACTTCTCATCTTTAATAGCTTGGTAGTTATTCATAGCTTTAAATATACCTGCACAAGCTAGATACTGTTCTTCTTCTTCAGCTATTTCTAAATCCCATTGACATTCTTCTAATGTTAAAAGCTCCTGTTGTAAGTTATATTTATATATATCATAGAAAGCGTCTATAACTTCTTTATCACTTTCTCCCTTGTATTCTGATGTTATCATTGCAATCTGTTTTTAATGTTAATAATGCTTTACATTCGTTGTATTTCTCTTTAGATTCATCTCCATACACTTCTTTAAACAATGTATAGACTCTTCTAGTGGCTGAGAACGGTGTTTTAACGCCTTCTAAGAGCTTTCTAGCATAAACCTTGCCGTATCCTTTACAATACTTAATATTGTCTGCTGAATCGCCTACAATCATCTGTGTATAAAAGTTAATAGTAGCTTCTTCTTCTGATATCTTAGATAATGTTTTCTTTTTCCAATGGTAATCATAAAACCAGCAAGGAAATTGTTTATAATCTTTATCTATAGATACTATTATAACAGAATCTACACCACTTTTATCAGATACTCTTTTCCATAATGTAGCTACAACATCATCTGTTTCTACTCCTAAACCATAATGAGACTTATACTTTCTCTTAACTAAGCTATGTAATTTACCTAGTATTGGAGGTTTCTCTCCTGTTCTATTAGCTTTATACTCCTTAGATATATCGTGTCTAAAATTACCTTTAGAACCGTTACATACTATAAACTTATCTACTTCTACCTGCTCTTCTAATTCAGCAAATATCT